CTCCTAGGGCCCCGTAATTGGCTAATTTGGCCTTTAGAGCAGGAGGCTGTGAGAACACTGTTCCCATAATATTAGCCAAACCCCATCCTGCAACCGCTCCTACTCCTGCGCGAGAGAGACCCTGGAAGATATCCATCGTACTTATCATACCAGACCTTTCACCCGGAGTAGCTTGATCCATACCTCTAATCAATATATTAGTGTTATCTTCTCCCAGTACCGAAGACTGGGTCTGTAACAAGTCCATTGAACTGGCTTTAGGTACATCTAATAAACCTACCATTTCGGGAGGTCTGACTACTGGCATAATAAAGTCTTTACCTAACGCAAAATCATTTTCAGAATTATCTATATAAGAAGGACTTGATGACATAGGTGTTCCACCCTTATCTCCTACTCCTCCTACGTGATCAAAATCTGCACCCACAAAAGCTTGTTTCTCTACCATGGTAGACTTTTCCTCTCCATATTTATCATATATCGCAGGCATCTTATTATGTAAAAATCCTGAAGCTATATCTCCTAAATTACCTGTATCTCCAAAAGCCTTAAAACCTTTACTTATTCCTCGGGATTGTGCTAATAGAGGAATTCCTGCTCCTATTGCAGCAGCACCTCCAGCTAACCAAGGGGTAACTTTATCTCTTCTTTGTTCGTGTTCCTTCCAAGCCTGTTCTCTTTGTGTTGGATCTTCAAACTTAGAATTTATCTGTCTTCTAGCTATAGTATCAACCAGAGCTTTATAACCATACTTAGTTCCAAAATAACCAGCAGTACCCAACAAAGCAGCCCTAACAGCAGGATTGCCTGTCATGTTATTAAAGGTCCCCTGTACATCTGCTAAGGATATATCAGCTTGCTTATCTAGATATCCTTCTAAATATGCTAGTTTATTCATCCTTGATAAGCACCTCTATCAAACTGTTGAAATCCACCTTGTTTAAAGTCTAAACCATATTGATCAGTCATTGGACCATTATATGATCTAGCTCCTTGTTTGTCTTTTCCTTTACCTCCACTAAATAAGGCACTCAAACCACCACCTACAGCTAAGCCACCAAATAATAAAGGCATCCAGTTATTCTTTAAAAAGCCCATAGCACCAGAACCGATAGATTTACCAGCTTTTACTGCTGCATTACCTATCCCAGATGCTGCTTCGCCTCCTGCTTGTGCAACTTCTCCTGCTACATTTCCAACAGCTCCACCAACTCCACCAACTACACCGGAAGCTGCATCAGCAGCAAAAGATGCTGGATCGGCTGCTATTCCTTTAACAGTATCTGAATCCCACAAAGCACTTGGGTCGTAAGAACTCTTCACTCTATCTACTGCTCCGGAAGCCGCATTACCTACTGCTTTAGTAGTATCGTCCCAGAGTTCTCCCCAAACAGCTTGCTTCTCTAAAGAGAGCTCTTTGTCGTAACCTTCTAGGAAAGCTAGTTTTTTAAAATCTTCTAGACTAGTGCTTCCTTGTCTATACCCAAGCATGTAGGCTGCTTTATTCATTACATTCCACCACCCGGAGGCATCTGTCCCTGACGAGTCATATTAATACCCGTCTGCGCAGCTTGCTGTTCCAAACCCTTCAACTTCTGAGTCACTAAAGCATGAAGTGTTTCATTAGAGTGTTTAAGGTTAACTAGTTCACTTCTTCTAGATGTTGGATCCATTGTTAATATCTGCTGTGCTATCTGTTCTGCTTGAACATCTAGCTCATCCATTGTTGCAGCTCCAGGTAATCCAGCTCCACCACCAGGCATTCCACCCATTGGAGGCATTCCACCACCACCCATTGATGGGTCCATTGGAGGCATTCCACCACCCATCATAGCAGCAGGATCTCCCAGACCACCACCCATCATAGCTGGGTCCATAGCCGCACCAGGAGGAGGTAGAGGCTGATCCATTATAGCCTGCTGTTCCTGAGCTTTTCCTGTATCTCTAGACATTTCCTGCATCTTCTCGTCAAACATCTGCTGTTCTTCAAGTATCTTATCGACTTCATATTCGTAATCAATGTTGAATGCAGCAAGAGCTGTTTGATTAGAAACTTTCTGAGCTCCAAGCAGATTAAGCTTAGTTTCTCTTACTAAATCATCTTCTAGAACAGAAGTCTTAGTCAACTGAGCACTGATATCTTCCCACATCAAATGCTTAGCACACTGTCCCATCATCCAATCTAACCAGTTGTTCATCTGAGATACAAAATGTATCCAACTACGCTCAAACATACGCAAACCTATTGGAGGGCCACCTGTCTGAAGATTCTGATTATAAAATTCCTGGGGTATGCCCATAGAAGTCAGTAGTTCGTCCAAAGCAAATTTCAACAGTTCCACAGGAGCCAGTGACTTTGCTTCACCTCCTAGTGATTGATATTCTACCGGATACGGAATAGAATGTATCGAAGTAGGGTCTTTTCTATGATCTTTGATCATTCCTTCAACCGAACGCATGAATCTTCCTGAGTCAATAGTCAACAACGGATCATTCTGAGGTCCACCACCTTTTCTATTACCAGGAGATATAAAACGGAACGGTACAATCATATCCATACAGATAGCTTCGTTGTACTTAGTCATCATCTGCAAGTGAATAACATGTTCGAAGTTAGAAAGGAAAGGAGGGAGACCCCAACCGTTTACCTTATCTAACAGAGAAGCAGCGGGCTCACACTTCATATGATATATCTCATTATCATTAAACAAGAATTTTTCATCGTTCTTCATCGAATCCAATATTTCCATTGGTGTGAACTCCAGGAATATCTTATCGCCTTTATCTATCTTACCTTTTACGCTACCTTCAGGCTCATAATAATATTTGACCTCACCACTCATTGGGTGAGCTTCAATATCTATATGTCTAGGGTTCCATCTAATTATTCGCAGTTCATCAGTGTTATTAGGAACATCATTAACATCAAAAGTAACGTTACGTTTACACTTAGGGCATCTTCCCTTGAACTCATAATTAGACCAATCGTACTTTATCTGTGCAATAGGTTTCATATGGTTACATTTAGGACACACTAGATTTCTGTAAAAAGGCTTATATATAGAAGTAAAGGAATTACCATAAGCCATGTAATCATCACCAACGACTGACATGATATCCAGAATCTTAAGACGATTTTCTAAGAACTCTATATATTTTCTTTTCGTCTTATAATCTACTGTTCCGACAATCTCTATCTTAGTCAGGAAATAACGTACCGCACGCTGAATAGCTTTAGTATATACACCTTGATGTAACCAGAGATACTCAGACCAGTTAAACACCTCAGTTAAGTTTCTTGGGAATTGCTGGCGAGCATAAGTAGCAAAAGGACTACCCCAGTCTCTAGCGCCGATAGTATCCTGTTTAAAGTTAAAAGGGCTTCTATCTTCGGCCATTGTCTACTCCCACTAAAGTTTCGGCAACCGAGTCAATACCATCTCGAAGAGTCTCGGTAACATCCTCAAATAGATCGGGAATCTCCAGACCAAGTTTTTCTCTGTCTGTATCTAGACATTCTCGACAATAGTCAGAACCTTCAACAGCTTTTCTACTGCAAGTTAAACAAACAACACGATCACTACTGTCTTTTTTAATCATCTTCATCCACCAATAATACAGTTACCTTTTTATTCGAATCAGGCATCACGAAAGACACACCTATCGAATAAGCTTCATATTCATCGTCTCCAACAGTCACTACTATAGCATCATTCGCCTGCGGAGGCGTATACGAAAAAGTAGTGTTCTGGTTAGAGATCAGCACAAGACTTATCCCTGACTTGAACACTCCTTCATATAATGCTGAAACCTCACCAAAAGAGCCTTGAAATGTAACTTCTACCTGCTCTTTATCAACACCTGCTGGTATTGAATCAGCCTTTTTCTTTCTCCTTTTCTTTTTAGGAGAAATCTCCTCCACCTCCAAAGGAGCCTCACCAGGAGCCCTGAGGTCCTCCTCCTTTGGTGGAGAAGATAAAAAATCTACTTCTTCTAATTCTTTTTCACCGGTCTGTCTTAGACCATCCTCGTCCATATCATATTCTTTTATTTTGACTTTGGGGTACTTCTTATATTCTCCTGGACCTCCAAAGCCTCCTAGTCCCGATACTTCGGGAACCATCACCATTCCGCCTTCTCCTGATTCATAGTTACCAGGTTTTTTATTGGTCTCTTTATAGATACCTTGACGGTTGGTTTCGACAAAATCTCCTGACATTTTATCTCTCCTGATTTATATGTTATTGCATTACTAGATTGGGAGCACCCGTTCCTCTTGATGGTTGTTGTGGCATATATCCCGGGATACCTGATCCGAAGTTTCTACCACCGTCACCTTGATTAGATACAAAAGATCCTTGTGCTGGTGTCATCTGCGGATTAGGATTAAAACCTCCACCGATTGGGGCTGTCCAACCGTATTGATTATTCATATCCATAAATTGTTTTGTAGCCTGATCTTTCTCGGACATGACATTATAATCAGCCATGTTAGGTTGTCTAGACTGAATAGTATCTGCAGTACTAATAGGTTGACTAATGTTTCCACCGTATTGTGTCGGTGCTGGATTAGAATAATTAACTACTTCAGTAGGAGCTGCTTTTTGAGCGTTAGCCTGAGCAACCTCGGCTGAACCGATAGGTTGACTTATGTTTCCACCGTAG